AAGATTAGAGGCCAGATGAATGATATGAGTGATCATATTTCGGGTGGCGCATGTAAAGATTATAGTGATTACGCAAAATGTTGCGGAGTTATCGAGGGTTTAGCCCTTGCAGAACGAGAACTTCTAGACTTAAAGAGTAAGCTAGAAGCCGAGTAATTCATCGCATTAAGCGATGCACAGCGACTCTGGACGCTTTTTTCCAGTGCAGAAGGTGTATCTAATGAGTAAATCATTAGCAACAAAAGTAGAGGCGGATGATTCCAAGGATGATCTTGCTTCTAAAAAGGCTAGTCAGTTGCCTGTGCCGAGAGGCTACAAAATATTGATTGCTTTGCCAGAAAGAGTTGAGAAGACCGAAGGCGGGATTATTAAGTCCGCTAGATCGTTGCAAGAAGACGAAGTGGGTTCAATTGTAGGTATGGTGCTAGAACTTGGTGCTGATGCTTATTCTGATCCTCAACGGTTCCCTTCTGGGGCTTGGTGTTCTCAAGGTGATTGGATCGTTATGCGTTCTTACTCAGGTACTAGAATTAAGGTACATGGGAAAGAGTTTCGTTTAATTAACGATGACAGCGTTGAAGCTGTAGTCGAAGACCCAAGAGGCATAAGTAAAGCATGAGTGAATCTAATCAAGAGGTAGACACCTCACAAGCATCCCCTGAAGATCGTTTCTTTGGCGTTAAAACCAAAATTGTTAAGCGTTCTAATGACGATGTAGCAGAAGAAAAAGAATCTGACATTGAACTTGAAGTTATTGATGATCGTCCACCTGAAGATCGTAGGCCTGCAAAGGCTGATGCATCGGATGACTCAGACGATGATGAGCTATCGGGTTACAGTGATAAGGTTCAAAAGCGTATAAACAAATTACGTTACGAGCAAAATGAAGAGCGGAGACAACGAGAAGCCGCTGAAAGAATGAGGGACGAAGCAGTTCGTGTTACTCAGACTCTTAATAATAAGAATCGAGAGTACGAGTCAATCATTCAGCGTGGTGAATCGGCTCTAGTAGGTCAGATCAAGACCAAAGCTCAAATGGCACTAGAGAATGCAAAGGCAGTTTATAAGAAGGCTTATGAGGAGGGAGATACCGACACTGTCGTTAATTCTCAAGAAACTCTATATAAGGCTCAGTCTGAACTTGCAGAAGCTGAAAAGTACGAGCAAAACCTTCAGGGGCAACAAAACCAGAGGGATCAACAGGCTCAGTATGATCAGCAGTACCGCAACCAACAAGCTCAACAAGCTCCACAACAGCCTGCTCAACAAGCCCCACAAGTTGATCCAGAGGCTAAAGAGTGGGCTGATAAGAACAAATGGTTTATGGACACAAAGAACAAGCGAATGACTGCAACAGCATATGGGTTGCATGAAGAAGCTATTGTCGATAACAACATTAAACCAAACTCTCCTGAATACTTTGAATTTATTGATGGTGGTATGAGAGAGAGTTACCCAACCTTTGACTGGCAGGATAGCGATTCCGATGGACGTAACGCGCCTGCGACTGCTAGTCAACGCTCCACGGTAGTGGCTTCATCTGGTAGGAATAATGGAGCAAAACCGCGCAAAGTGCAGCTAACGTCCACCCAAGTTTCTCTCGCTAGGAAACTAGGGATTACCCCTGAACAGTACGCCAGACAACTCGCTAAGGAGAACCTGAAATGACTGAAGAGCGCAAACCAAGAGAAACAATTTCACGCAAAGCCGATGCACGACCAGATGATTCGTGGACACCCGCCTCCATCTTACCAGACCCCACACCGCAAGACGGTTGGGTATTTAGATGGGTACGGACTGCCACATTGGGAGAGGCAGACAATACTCACGTTTCCAAAATGTTTAGAGAAGGTTGGGAAGCTTGTAAGCTCGAAGACCACCCTGAACTTATGTTAACGTCAGATATTGGCTCTCGATTCCAAGGTAACATCGAAGTTGGTGGTTTACTGTTATGTAAGGCAAGTAAGGAAAAGATGGACTCAAGAACCAGACATTTCCAACAAGTTGCTGATAACCAATTACAGTCAGTAGATAACAACTATTTGCGCGAGAACGATCCAAGGATGCCTCTGCTACAACCAGAGCGCAATACTAGGACAACCTTTGGAAGGAATTAGCCCGCAGTACGGGGTTAAGTTCCTTAACTAAGATTAACTTTGTTATTTAAGGAGGCCTATAATGGCTACCACTGCTACCCCAACAGGCGCAGAACCAGTTAACACTCTTAGTGCGAGCGGCTCTTATTCAGGAAAAGTTCGGCACATGAAGATTGCTAACAACTATGGAACTGCAATTTTTTATGGTGACTTCGTAAAACCAGTTGCCGCAGGAGGCGTTGAGTTAGACGCAGGAACTGCAACATTAACTCCAATTGGAATTTTTGTTGGTTGTTCTTACACTGACCCAACTACCAACCAATTAACTTTCGGCCAATACTACCCCGCTAGTACAGCGGCAGATGATATCTCGGCTTATGTTGTTGATGATCCTAATGTAGTCTTTAAGATGCAGGGTGATGCAACTTTGGCTCAAACTACTATGTTTTTGAACGCAGGTGTTGTTCAAACAGCAGGTAGCACTAGCTTTGGACGCAGTAAAAACGCGCTTGATGCCAGTACAGCCGCAACAACAGGCACACTCCCATTACGAATTGTAGAATTTGTAGAGGGGCCAACTAGCTCAGTAGGCGATACTTACACTGATGTTCTCTGCATTTTTGCAGCAGGCGATCATGCGTACAGTAACGCAACTGGCGTTTAAGGAGATATAACGAATGGCTATTTCACGCGCACAAATGCTCAAAGAGCTACTTCCGGGCCTTAACGCCCTGTTTGGTCTTGAGTACGAAAAATATGATGACGAGCATACTCTTATTTATGATACTGAGAGTTCTGACCGTTCATTTGAAGAAGAAACCAAGCTAAGTGGATTTGGTGCGGCTCCAGTTAAAAACGAAGGTTCTGCAATCTCTTATGATTCAGCACAAGAGTCTTTTACTGCTCGCTATAACCACGAAACCATCGCTATGGGTTTTGCTATTACTGAAGAAGCTATGGAAGATAACCTGTATGACTCACTGTCTGCTCGTTATACCAAAGCTCTTGCTCGCGGTATGGCTTACACCAAGCAAGTTAAGTCGGCTAACCCGCTTAACAACGGTTTCACCAACTCTTATCAGTCTGGTGACGGTGTAAACCTGTTCACTGCTGTTGGCGATGGTGTTACTGGCGGTGGTGGTCACCCAACTGTAGGAGGTGGCTTCAACAGCAACCGTCCTGCTACTGGCGCTGACTTAAACGAAACATCTCTGGAGAATGCGATTATTTCTATCGCAGGATACACTGATGAGCGCGGACTGCTTATTGCGGCTCGTCCTACTCGTTTGATCGTTCCACCTTCCCTGATGTTTACAGCAAACCGCTTGTTAGAAACTAATCAGCGTGTTGGTACTGCTGACAACGACATCAATGCTATCCGTAATATGGGTGCGATTCCAGAAGGCTATGCAGTCAACCATTATCTGACTGATACTAATGCTTTCTATATTCTCACTGATATTCCTAACGGAATGAAGCATTTTGAGCGTACTGCTCTAGAAACTAGCATGGATGGGGATTTCGACACAGGCAATGTACGATACAAAGCCCGTGAGCGTTACTCATTTGGTGTTTCTGATCCACTTGGCATTTACGGTTCTCCGGGATCAAGCTAAGTAGTTAAGTAATAGGGGGGGGGTGTAAAAACCTCCCCTTTTTTATTCTTAATAAGTTACTATTAAACTTCCCTGACTGCTTAACAGCAGACTAACCCAGACAGGAGATTGACATGGGTACTACAACTTATACTGGAGCAGTTCGCTCCGAAAATGGTTTTTCAGATATTTCTAAAGATGGCACTACTGGTGTTATTACAACTAACTCTACCTATAGCAATAACGCTAGTGTTGGTGGAACTCTTGCTGTCACTGACTCCATCACTGGAAAGAAGTCTATTAACACTGACTTTAATGCCGCATCCGCTAAGACAGAGACTTTAACAGCAGCTCAATCAGGCACTTTGTTTTTGATTAATGGTGCAGCAGCAAATATCGTAAATCTCCCAGCATTATCTACAGGAAATGTGGGGGTAACATATGACTTTCAACTTACAGTAGCTGTTGGCGGTTCTGTAACTACTACCTTTGTACTTCCCGGTTCTGCTGTATCTAATTTCCAAGGAATGTTGTCACTTGTAGCAGGAACAGCGGCTAACGCGGTAAGCGATGTAGCAGGAGACACACTAACCCTACCAAACTCAACTGTAGCTAATGCTCGTATTTCTATGACCTGTGTTGTAGATGATGGAACTAACTCCACTTGGATGGTAACTGCTCTTTCAACTCCAATTGCAACTATAGCTTAAGTCGCATTTTAGCGTGTTAATATTGAGGGGTGAGTTTCACCCCTTTCTTTTTAGGAGAATGTAATGGCTGATGCAGTCGCAACACAAACAATTTCAGATGGGGCAAAATATGCCACATTTAAGTTTACCAATGTCAGTGATGGCACTGGAGAAGCAGCAGTAACAAAAATTGATGTCTCAGCGCTAAGTAAAGACCCTGTGACAGGCCAATCCTGCACCAAGGTATCTATAGACCATATTTGGTTTAGCACCGTAGGAATGAGCGTTAAAGTCCTATTTGATGCCTCTACCGATGTATTGGCATGGCATATACTTGCTGACTACTCTGATGACCTAGACTTCTCTAGCTTCTCTGGCATACCTAACAACGCAGGTAGCGGAGTAACAGGAGATATTCAGTTTACTACTGTAGGCCATACTAGCGGTGATACTTACAGCATCATACTAAAAGTGCTAAAGTCTTATGGCTAGAAACTACAAGAAAGAGTATGAAAACTTTCACGCCAGACCTGAAGAGAAAAAGCGCAGGGCGGATCGTAATAAAGCTAGAAAGTTGATGGAAAAAAGAGGCCTTGTTCGCAAGGGTGACGGTAAGGATGTCGATCATAAAGACAGAAATACAGGCAACAATTCCCCAAGCAATCTAAGGGTTACCTCTAAAAAAACAAACAGGTCTAGAAATGGCAGAAAAAAAGTCTAAGCCCAAAAAAAAATCAACTGTAAATGAAGCGGGTAACTACACAAAACCTGCTATGCGTAAGCGTCAGTTTTCAAGAATCAAAGCAGGTGACAAAGGCGGCAAGTCAGGTCAGTGGTCTGCAAGGAAAGCTCAAATGCTTGCAAAAGCTTACAAAGAAGCGGGTGGGGGTTACAAGTGAAAGGTGTAAAGCATTACAAAAAGGACGGTACTGAGCATAAAGGTTCTAGTCACAAGATGGCTGACGGTACTTTGCATAGTAATAAGTCGCACACCAAGACAAGTGTAAAGCTGTTTCACCTAAAGGATTTGTCCGCTAAAGCTAAAACAAAGGCTAAAGGCAACAAGTAATGGCTGTTTCACGCGCACAGTTAGGCAAAGAAACCAAGAGCGGCAGTGCAAAGAAAAAATCCCAAAAGTCCTTAGATAAATGGACTAATGAAAAATGGGGAACAAAATCAGGAAAGAATAGCACTCAAGGGAAAAAAGCTACGGGCGAAAGATATCTTCCTAAAAAGGCAAGAGAATCGCTAACAGACAAAGAGTATGCGGCTACATCTAGAAAG